ATCATTCACTATGGCTGGTACAGGCTTCCTACTAGGCGGCGCTCGAATGAACGCTCTAGTGTTCACAGAATCAAGTGCTGAACTAACAGGCACAATGACTCTAAGTGCGGCAGCTAGTATCAACGTTCGTCGTGATGCTCTAATGGGCTACACTCGTGCTAAGGTCAGTGGCGATATCGTCGGTACAGCAGACTTGACAATCAACGGCGCTACAGGCAGTAGTTTGGCTGCTCAAGGTCACGTTACTATCACTAATACTAACTTGACATACAGCGGTACAATGATTGTCAACGGCCAGCTACGCTTCACAGGCGGTCTACCAAACGGTACAATCCGTGTTGCTAACGGCGCTAAGATTGCGTTCTCTGAGCTAATCACTACACCTACTACAACAGCAAGTGTACGTAACCTAACTCTAGACGCTGGCTCACGCTTCGTAGTATCAAGTGACGGTACATCAGTAGGTAGCGTAACAGTTACAAACACACTAACTGCTACAACACCTCTACTAGTTGATATCAACACTCAACTACCAGTAGGCACATACACAATCATTGCTTACACTGGTACACCACCAACAGCAACATTGACAACTGGTACAAACGTATCAGGTAGAACAGTGACATATGCTTGGGTAAACGGTACAGGTTTGAGAATGACCGTAGCATAACGGAGGAAACTCCACTATCAAAGGGCCCTTTAGGGCCCTTTGTCATAAATAATGTATACTCATGGTGAGTTTATGCTGTACTAACCCACAGCGTAGGAGCTAGAACCTCCATAGGACTTCTTTAAGGAGAAAACAAATGGGTCGTCCAATTAAAACAGCAAAATCAAGTACAGTAGACACAGGCTATGGCGCATCACAATACGGCGTAGTTGGTGGTAACTCTGGCATCGCAGGTAATCAAATCGCTTGCTTAGTCAAAATCGGCACTAATGCGGAAGCACCAGGCTGGATCATTCGTCAAAAAGGCGCTCGTAAGTTCTTAGTAACTGACGGCACAAACACTGGCGTATGCGCTCTAGCAAACTCAGCACCAGGCGCACTATTAGACGGCGAGATGACTATTGAAATCACTAAGCTAGACACAACTACTGCTAACTTAGCAAAGTTCGGCACAGGCTTTGGTGTTGATTTCACTGGCACTGGCTACTATCTAACATTTGGCGCGGCTGCGGCTGTACCAGCTGGTGGTATCTATCAAGTTGCTCAAGTAGCGGCTCTATAATACTTCAGGTAGTAAAAGAAAAGGGACCTCGTGGTCCCTTTTGTTATTTGAGAGTATCAAGTATCATTGATATCTTTTGCTGAATAACACTCTGAGTGATAGTTCTGTGTAAGCCATTGTGTAGTGGTTTAGGGTAGCTACCTAACTCAGCCCAGCAGTATGCGATATGCTCATCATTTAGCGTAGGTAAGAACTCACGTGGCACTAGACAAAAGAAAGTGTGATATATAAACTTATCATCGCCACTACGATAGCAGTCAATGGGTATCAACTTGTTTAGGTCTGGCCAGCCACCCACCTCTTCTCGACACTCACGAACAAGTGCCTCTTTTAGAGACTCACCACGCTCAATCTTACCACCAGGTAGCGCCCATGTCTGCTCACGCTGATTGCGTAACAGATAGAGTACCCGCCCAGTGTCTTGAGCATAGAACAGGACACCTATGGCATTGATAGGACGCTTACCTCGTTCCATTACATAATCACTCGCCACTGACCAGCATCATAGTAGCCAGTGTATGACTGACGCCATACGCCACCGTTGATGCGATACTGAATGTTAGTAGTCAAGTTGGTCACATAGTCTACCTTCTTATCATCAGCCTGATAGCTAATGAACCAGCCAGTACCAGAGAATGTAAGAACATCATTATCTCTGATTAGAGTAGGCAGTGGGGTGTCTAGAGTTACAGTGTAGTTGTAGTAGTCAACAGCGGTCACTGTTCCTAGTGGAGTACTATTAGACTTCAGCACAACACTATAGCCAGGCACGATACCATCAATAGATTTCAGAGTAACAACAGTGCCGCCAGCGCCGAGAGGATAAGCAACAGCATCAGTTGTTACAGTGCCGTACTCAATGATATCATTAGCCTGGGCGCCACCAGTTAGACCATCCCACGCAACTGGTGTAGATGATATTGTATAGTCACGCTGTAGAGCAATGTCACTGACAATAAGATAACGCTGACCAACAGCAGGAGCTGGTAGTGCGCCGTTTGGAATCTTTACAGTTGGGTCAATAACACTATCAACAGGCAGGACACTATCTGGAGGCAAAGTGTCAGTGTCGATTGTGTATATCAATAGTCGGTCGTCATCAGGGTCGAAGTCAATAGTGCCTACAATCTCAGTGCCCATGAATTCGTTTTCAAGAGCAATCTGTGTAACACCTGGACGAACTTTACCATAGACGTTGAGAATAGCGTTCCAGTATACTTCTGTATTTGGCCCACCAGTGACCTCGTCGAAGTTATCGTTATCATCCGTTGGAGTACTACCAGGTAGAAGTTGTAACTTGTTACCCACTAATAGTACTTGATAACCGTACGGTGTAATCTTTTGACGCTGACCTAACAACAAGTCTTGGTTCTCAATATCAACAAGAGTACTGCCCTTGTGAATAGTAGAGATAATCTTCTGAATGATACCCAACTTACTGACCTTGATTGGGCCACTGATCCAGATAGGCATCCAGAACTTCCAGTTAGTAACTTCGATTGGGTTACCAGTGCCCTGTGGGATAGACTTATTGTTATATGATAAGCCATCCTGATATACAACAGACAAGTTAGTCCAGTCAACGAAGTTATCATTACTGCGAATATCCAAGCTAGGGTTGAACAGGATACCAAGTTGCTCAATAATCTCTAGTCGCTGTTGTTCACTTGTTGCCCAGATATCTACTGCCAGTCGTAGAGTATAAGGTACAGGCATTAGTCTCTGTACAGTGAAAGCATTGCCTTGTGTAGTTTCATACTGACCTGTGTCCTGATTATAGAAACGCTGACGAACAGTTGTTTTGTCTAGGAAGGTAGGATCCTGAGTACGGCGCTGGTCATACTCTAGGCCAGTGATGTAGATAGAGATAAGCGGGGCACTCAACAGCTTGTTCGGTGAGTTGTCACTACGAATAGCGGCTGCCTGACGAGAGGCATTGCCGAAAACGACGGGCACACGATGTAGGATAGGGTTGCCCTGCGGATCGCTACCGTACTGTACATCAACGTGCGAGAAAATAGCCGCAAATTGCTGAACAAAGCGTCTTATCTGTGAATCATAAAAGTATAAAATGGTATATCTCCAGGATAAATAAGTGTAAGTCACGAGACGGCAATCTCTACTTACTCTAACGCTATTAGGAGCATCAGCATGGGTATTTATCAACCTAAAGTCATCACCGAATCAATGGTCAATAAATTCAGACCAACTCGCCTTGCCATAAAAGAACTAGCAGGCGTAAAATACTTTTGTAAAAGTATAGTCGAAGATATTCATAGTTATCCTGGTTCAGGTGTAATCTGGCGAGACAGAATAAAGAAGTATGGTAAAGAAAACATCAATACCTTATGGGTATCGGAGTGGTACTATGATCCACATCAATTACAGAAGGATGCCCTAAAGTTTTCAGAGGACAATCAGATTGTAGAATCTAGTCTATGGGCTAACTGTAAACCAGAAGACGGGCTTGATGGTGGTAGACAAACACCTGAGATATTAGCAAGAATAGCCAGTAAGACAACCGGTCAGAAAAGAACTCCAGAACAAAATGAGGCCAAGAGTAAAAGACAGGCCGGCTCGAAGAAATCTCAGAGTTGGATTGACAATCGTCCTGGGTATGATAAAGTGGAGTATCAATGGCAGAATGTGAAGACTGGTGAAATAGTCACTATGAATAGGCGAGACTTTGCTAAGTTATATTTCCTTCCTAAAACAAAGGTGTATAATCAAGCGGCATATGCGCTTATAAAGGGAAACAGACCCACTATGTTTGGTTGGAAAATATTACAGACGGTCGCAAAAGAGAATAAGTAAGACACTATGTATATCACACTAACAAACGCAAGTCCAGCGTTCAAGGGACAAAAAGTAGCCATCGACGCTAAGGTCGTTATCTCTGTATTCGCTAATGAGGTCACTCGTGAAGATGAAACTAAAGAGGAAGTCACGTTTATCTTCTGCCCACCCCACGGTACATGGGAAGTAAGCGAGACAGTCGAAGAAGTCGTAGCTCAGTTAAACCAGAAGTAATCAGTCTGGTTGAATTCTCAAGCCGTCAGCTAAACTCTGGCGACTTGGGATTGTTCTGCCATCAGCAAGAGTTACCTTAGCGTCATTGTTGATAAACTGAGCCTTCTGGTTCTGACTATCAGGGCCGAATCCTGGTACAGTCTCAATCTTTTCGCTGATTTGTACCCACAACTGACCGCTCCAGCGGAATAGTTTCTGAGGTGAGTAGTCAGTACGCAAGAAATAATCACCCTCTTTAGGATTGCCAGGGAATGTAATGCCATTGCCCGTTGGCTCACCGTTAGGAGCAGTACCATCGCCGCTGCCAACTGTCGCTGTGTATCCGAATGTACGTGGTGAAGAACGACGAATGAATTGGAAACGCGGATCAGCATCGGCGCGGAATGTCATACTGCTATTGACCAATTTACCATCGTCAAACGCATACTCAATCATAGCGCCATCATATAAGCCAACAAGTGTAGGTGAACTTACTGTGATAGTAACTAAACCAGTGCCATCCGTTGCGCCATCCTGTAGAACATCAGTAACTGTGGTGCCGGCCTGAAATACATTTAGTGTCGAACCATCGACAGTTTCGATAGTACCACGAACTTGACTACCCACAACTAAGTCAGTAGCGTAAGTAGTCAATCTAATCTTAGTTTGACCTACACCGGTTTTTTCAGTAGTCACACTCTTATAGACGCCCTTGAAGTTTATAGCAAACTCAATATCAACGCCGCCAACCATATCAACTGTGATTGGACTACTAACTGTGATAGTCTTAGCAGTCTTGTTCAAACTTACGATAGTTGTGCCTGGAGTAAACACAGCAGTAGCAGTTCCGTTAGCACTGTAAACATTAGCACTTACCGCAAGACCCACACGAAGGTCATTAGCCCATTCTAATAATCTAATAACACGACTGCCCTGCGTAGCATCGATAGCGGTGATAAAGAAGTTAGGATGCTGGTCAGCAGTAGCGTATGTGTTATCACTGGTACCATATGGTCCGGTCTTTAGTGTAGTGTAAACAGTAGCAGTTAGTACAGTATCACCAAAGCGACGACCACTACCTGTATCACTTCTACTTGTGCTTGTTACCCCGGTACTTAGTACGATTCGTGTACCAGCCTTGACGCTGTTTGATGAGATGCGAATAAATGAACTACGATTTCTGTAACGAGCGTTAGTCGCAGTTGTTTGTAAGGTACCGGAAGTAAAGTCAGGGCCACCATCTGTACTAACAATGTTGATAGTAGGTGCTGGTGTATTATCAGCAGACGTAGGAACAATATAAAGTTGACTGCGATCATTGCCGGTACTAGGAACTACACGAGCAGCCTCAGCAATAATAGCATCATTGATTTCTACATTCTTATTATAAGCACTAATGAGGTCAACCAATGATGTGCCGCCATCTACTTTCCAGAATTTAGTATCTGTTGGTAGAGTACCAGCAGGAGGAATGTTATTAACATCACTGATAGTGTAATTCTTGCCGCCATAAGATACAACATAACCAAAAGTGTAGGATGTATCCTTATTCCAAGGACCCATGAAGTTATCTGTATTGGTAGGCTTAGATAAGATATCGTTGAACTCACGACTATCAACTAGAGGTTCACACTTCACGCGCCATAGGTGAGGATACCAAGTCTGTGAGAAACCCTCACTAGCATAGTTTGCGTCTGTAATCTGATAATAACGACGGAGGCCGATCGGAATCGTGTCATTGAGTGGGTGATAGTCAGTTAGGTGAGGCAACTCAAATACATCACCTACCATCAATTTACGACCAATCAAGTCAATCATTTCGTTGTAGTGTACTGTGACGAAAATAACATCACTGGTCAAGAATAAGCCGAATTGAGATAGGTCAAAGTCTAAGTTTTGTACATTATAGTGACCACGTAGACGATACACATCTGGACTATAACTACGATCACGGTTTTCCATGAATAGTAAGTCTTGAATAACAGTTGGATCGGGAGTAGTGACTTGTTTTTGTGTCAAGTCTTTACTTGGACCAGTGTCCTTAGGACCTAGATACTTGTGAATAAGTAGGTCGGTACCGCCAACCCAAAACATTTCCTTGATCTGGCGGTCTAGGAACTTGTAATTATTGGATTTGACTGGGTTGTATAGCGATAAACGTGGCATAGTCTTGTATTTATCCAAAATCCGTTGACCCTAGATCCAACACCTGCTACACTTACTACTGTTTTATTAAATAACTATGGCAACCAAATCATCCAAATCAACAAAGCGAGTTGTAATTACCAGCACCAGCGATGGTCGTGTAATTATGAAAGCACTGAATCCGTCTAGCGGCGAGACTCAGTATACTGGCAGTGAGCCTATTTTTCAGGCCCAGCCGGAGAATAGACGCGGCTCGTTAGTCCTGTCCTTCAACTGGTATTCCAGATATTACGGCGCAAAAGAAGCTAAGAATATGCTGGTCGAATACCTAGATGTGAACGACCGTAAAGACGAAATGCGGCAGATGCAACGAGTATCGGAGTCTGAAATTATGACTACATATGCTTGGCTAGCCCGTCTTACACTCAGAGGTTTAGACCTTCTACCCGAAGAACAGGAGCGCCTAGACAACGAAATCGCCCGTCTAATTACTACGAATTCAAAAGCACAAGAAGTTACCATCGAAGAAGAAAAGCCAGTCACTAATCGTCCAAACGTTCAGGAGATTATGCGTGAACGTGCTCGTGAGGCACAGGGTGAACTAGAAGGTTTACTAGACGAGTTCATGAGTGCTGACTTGAAGCTAAAAACAGACGGCAAAGTAATGAAAGAATTGAGCGAACGAAATGTTCTGCCTCAACATATTTCTATGCTAGTCGAAATCTGGCAAAAGAAGATCAAAGAATTCACGGAAGTCTTAGAGAGTGACGACAAGCAACTGAAAGAAGCATACGGTCATTATAACAAGACACAGATGAAGAACCTTATCAAGTTTTGTGAAGCAATGATTGCTGACTTACATGGTTATTCATCAGTCAAGAAAGCAAGTAAGGCGCCAAGAGCCCGTAAGGCAGTTCCAGTTGAGAAAATCGTCAAGAATTTGAAATATCTCAAGAAATTTGAGGATGCCGCATCTAAGATCAAGCTCGAAAGTATTTCACCGACTAAACTACACGGCGCTAGTGAAGCCTGGATCTATAACACAGCTAATCGTAAGCTCATTCATTATGTAGCTGACGACTATGCTAAAACATTCACGGTTAAGGGTAATTCTATCCTAGGCTTTGATAAAGTAAAGTCTGAGACTAAGACACTTCGCAAGCCCGGTATGCTTACTGAATTTATGAAAGCAGGCAAACCAGCAAAACGCTCACAGTTCAAAGACTTGACTACAACCCCTACCGAGCCTAATGGCCGGTTCAATGAAAATATGATTATTCTACAGGCATTTTAAAATGATTGACTTAACAAAATATAAAGACTTCGTGGAGGTGGTCACCAGTGACGCAAGTAACAACGCCGACACATTCATCAACAGAGTAACAGAATTATCTGCTACTGGCGTAAACATCCCTTTACTAATCACAGCCTATACTGGACTAGCGGCAGAAGGCGGCGAGTTTGCTGAGATTCCAAAGAAGATCATCTTTCAAGGCAAACCACTAGATGATGCGGCTATCTTTCATATGAAGCGTGAATTGGGTGATGTAATCTGGTACTGGGTAAATGCCTGCCGAGCCCTGAATCTAGACCCTAACGATGTGGTTGCTGAGAACATCAAGAAGCTAGAATCTCGCTACCCAGGTGGAAAATTCGACGCTCATTACTCAGAGAACAGACAGGACGGAGACCTATAAACGATAAATACCCTACTAACCCTAGGGTATTTTTACATGGCCACTCTACAAGAACTCAAACAACAACTATTCAAAAACGTCGAACTCCGCCTAGGTGGCGGTATGATCGACGTTGAACTCGATCCAGAGCACTACGAAGCAGCCTATCAGTATGCTCTAGCAACTTACAGGCAGCGCGGCGCTAATGCCTATGAGGAAAGTTATAACTTGCTGACCATCGACAAGGATAAGACTACCTACATTCTACCTCAAGAGATTACTCGTGTTCGTCAAGTGTTCCGTAGAACGGTTGGTATGGAAACCGGTCCAGGCGCTACCTCATTCGACCCATTTTCATCAGCCATTCTAAACACATACTTACTCAACTACAACTACAGTGGTGGCTTAGCAACATATGACTTGTACAGCGGCTACATTGAACTAACTGCTCGTATGTTTGGTGGATACATTATTCACACATTCAATCCTGTTACTAAGGAACTAAAGTTTGTTCGTGATTTCAAGGGTAATGGTGAACAAGTGCTTATCTGGACGGACAATATGAAGCCAGAGATTATGCTCTTACAAGACCCATCAATCGGCAACTGGATTTACTCATGGACAATCGGTCAATGTAAGATGATGCTAGGCGAAGCTC